GATATGTTCAATATCGGCTCTGAAATTGCACAAATAGGCGGAAACCTTGCAGTTGCTTTTGCTGATGTTTTCTCAGTTTTCGGCGAAGAAACTGCGCAGCAGATTACTGCTAATTTAATCGGAATCTTTACTGAAATTGGAATGGTTCTTACAGAAACGGCTGCAAAACTTGGCAGAGATATCCTTAACATGATTGCGCAGCCTTTTATCGACAACAAGGACATTTTAAAGTCCGCAATCGAGGGTAGCCTCGGAGTAATAGAAACTGTAACAAGTGGGGTCTTAACAGTTGTTCAAAACCTTAGTGACGCAATATCGAGGTTATACGATGAACACGTAAAGCCGTTCTTTGATTCTATAGTGAATGGATTATCAAGCATATTTGAGACTCTGATAACTGGATACAACACCTATGTTCTTCCAGTTTTGCAAGGACTGGCAGAACAGTTCAAAGGGCTATTAGAGGGACCATTAGGGGATGCGATTTTAAAGATAGAAACATTCCTCGGAAAACTCATTGATTCTCTGAAACTTCTGTGGGAGTCGGTATTAGTGCCTTTGATTAACTGGATAATCGCGAATTTGCTTCCAGTCGTGGCAGAAATAATTAACGTTGTAGGCACCGTAGCAATAAAAGTTATGAAATCATTAATTAAAATAATTGGTGATGTAGCAGATACACTGAGCGGAATCATTGATTTTCTTGTCGGCGTTTTCACAGGAGACTGGGAACTGGCTTGGCAGGGAATAAAAG